GGAACGAATTCATTTTGACAACTTTCAATAGCCGTATTTATTGTGATATTTCCATAAGTTTCTTCTCCGCGTTTTTCATCCCATTTATCTCGATAAAGGTTTGATTTTCTAAATATGTCATCCATCTTTTTAGGATCTCTTGCAGTCCAAAAAGCTAAATCATTAGCAAACGCTAAATCTGCTTCTGATTGAGATGAGTAAAATTGTTCCCAATCACCTTCGTACAATGTTGTGAAGCGTAAACTATTTTTAGATTTTTTAGCGATATCAATAATTTGTTCAACAGTTAGGTCATTACCATTACCGCCGCTTAAATTCTGATTGTTTATATCAGGCTCTTGTTTGGCAATATATTTATTGTGTAAGAAATTAAGTTGTCCGTATTCATCATTGTTTATTCCGTTATATCCACCAATTTGTTTACCAGTCATTGTGAAAAAACGACCTTTATCATAAATTTCTACATTTCCACGTCTACGCCCTTTTTTAGGTAGTTCGCCTTTTGTTATTAAATGAATACCTGTGCCACTTGGTGATACTTCTGCGTAGGTTTCTAAAACGTTTATAAACTCACTAATAATATTGTCTGTATCAGGATTATTTAAATATTCCTCAATTTCGTTACCTACTTTGTCTAAATCAATACCTACATAAGGTTCAACAAAGAAAAAACCTATACCGTCATAACCATTTAAGTTATTAACTGCTTCTTCAAAACTAACCCATGTAGTTTCGTCATTAGATTTAGCCATGTTGTTAGTAAGAGGGTTGTATGGGCGTTTTGTTTTACGCCCATTTTCTACCTCCTCTATTTTGAAACAACACCACTGATCTAATTCTTTTAATTCGTATGGTATTTTGTCGTACACAGTGGTGAGCCTCCTTTATTAAAATGGATAATCTTCTTCTTTGATTTCTACTCCAGCAAATGGATTGCTACCGTCATCAGTTGTTTTAAATTTATGTGCCATTTCTGGGAATTTTGTTTTATCCCAACGTTTAACATTTAAGTTCTCGTAAGTTTTTCCGTTGTATTCTGACGTTTCATTTTTAACTGTTACACGCACCGCTTTTCCTAAGAAATCTTTGAACAATTCTTCAATTGAAGAATATTGTTTACCACGTTGTAATTGAGCAGCTGCACCAATTGTGTTAAAGAAACGCATATCATATTTACCTGTCGCTTTTGCTTTCCAAATTCTATGGAATACGATATTGTTTTTATATTTTTGATCAATATCATTTCTAATTGTTAAACGTACATCTACAAATTCTGTTCCTGATTGTGTTGCACTTTCTTCAAATTTAGTAATCACTGTTTCATAAGTTCCATCTTGAATTCCGCCATCAAAAGTATCTTCCATGTTTAAAGTAAAGTTTGTCATTTATAATTCCTCCAATTGTTTTTCTAAAATTTTAATTTGTTCATCTACTGCTTTTTGTCGAGCTGCTTTGGCTTCTTGTTCTGTGGTGAAATGACCTAAATATTTTATTTTTTTATTTATTCGTATTGTTGCAACCCACTTATTTCTATTCTTTCTAAAGCTAACTCCTTTAGATTTCTTATATCTTGCAATTTTCGCTTTTATCTTTCTCTTTTTTTCTTGTTCAAAATTCAATTTTTCTCTTAATTTACTTGCTAAATAAATGTGATGAGTGCTATTTGTATATCCTGTTAAATCACCTTTTGTGAATTGAATTTTAGGAGCAATTACAAGTTCACCATTTTCTAAATTTCTCGCTAAACATAGTTGACGATTATATTCATCTGTTTCTCCTGTGAAACCTATAATTTTATATACACCAAAAATTTGACCATCTATATTTTTATACCTTCCTACATCTCCGTATCTCACATCTATCTAACCTCCCAACATTCCTAATCTTTTTGCTTGAATATAAGCCCAGCCAGGTTTATATCCTTTTTGTTTAGCAAGTTGATATAATTCTTCGACACTTTCACATTCTTCAGGCTCTTTTAGAGTTAATGTGATAATTTTGTCGTCTACTTCTTCTAACTCTGCATCTTCGTCAATGAGTAATTCTGTTTCTTCTCTCTCTTGTGGAAATTCAAAACCACATGCAGGACAAATGGAATATGAACTTTCTATAACGCTGTAACACTCTGGACATTCTTTTATAGGAATTGCGTCATTATCCTTACTTTTCTTACGTTCACCTTTAAAATGAACGTTCCAATCGTGTTCAGTATTCGGTAATCCATGTCGTCTATAATTTCCGACATGATCAATGATTGTTGCTAACTTATTAGGTTGGTATCTCATTGAACGCATTGTTTGTTGTATAAACAATGTGAGTGACATAGTAGGTCGTAGTAATATCACACATTCACAATCAGGAACGTCTACCCCTTCACCATATAATTCGGCATTTACAAGTATTGTTATATCGCCACTTCTGAATAACTCCATTGCTTTTTCTCGTTCTACTTTAGGTGTCTTACCGTCAACTTGTTTAGCAGCATATCCATTACTTATAAATTTCTCTGCTACCTCTTTACTTGATTGAACATTGTGGGTATAAACAATCGTCTTTTGCCCGTCTGCAAACTTTTTATAATTTTTAATTACGTCACCGTAAATTTGTGGCTCCATTGATAATGTGATAGATGCATCACTAAAATCACCAGTTGAGTTTTTCTTGAGTTTATCGTCATCCATTAAATTAACTGAATAATATTTAAATGGTGCTAGTCGATTGTTATCAATCAACCATTGAACTGTTTTGCCAACTATTAAATCTTGAAATATGTCGGTAAATCCTCTACCTGACATACGCCAGGGCGTTGCGGTAAAAGCTAATACATAAGCATTATTAAAACTTTCGAATATATTTAGATACGTCTTAGCCATACTATGATGAGCTTCATCTACTAAGATGATAGAGGGAGTAGGTTCTTTACCTCGTTTAATTCTGTTTGATACAGTTTGAACCATGCCAACACGACACAAATCCATGTCTACACCATTAGCGATAAAAGTTGCTTTAATCTGATTGACT